TAAAGATAGATTTCAGATGGTAACTGCAATCTTTGAGTTTTTGAACATAAAAAACAAAGAACTCCTTGATCAAATCGTAGATTATAACAGTAAAAGATACATTGATGCATGGACTAAATATCTATTCATACTCAATGAGACTTTATATACAGATTGGCTATTAGCTAAGAAAGATTACGAATATTACATTAAAGAGTCTAATAAGGAGCGTGAAACCATTTCAGGTACTAAAGATATTGATAAGCTAAACAAGCTAAGAAAGACAATAAAGGAATTAGGACAGGAGATTAGAGAAATTGAAGCTAAACTTTTTCCTGACTCCCAAGCAGCAAGAGAGGCTAATATGGCAGAGAATAAAAAAATATCTTTGTACCCAGAAAGGTATGCTGAAGAAGGAGGTTTTGTATGATTCGATGGGTAGACAGAATAAAGGAAAAGACAATAGATATCCAAGGATTGCCATACTATACTGTTACTTATGGCAAGAATAAAAAAACTATGCTTATCGATGAGCATGTTGTAGAAATACCAGATGAAGTTCCAGATGAACATTGTATAAATTTTGGACTACCACTAAAAGATCAGATATACCGAAACATCTATGTGCCTAAGCAGGTATTGAATCCTAGAAAAGATTACGGAAGAGAGAATTGGAGTGAAAAGGAAAAGAAGGGATTTGTGGATCATATGTGGAATATCCGAAAGAATGGATTCTGGATGTTTATTAAGGGAGAGAAGACTTATATTCATCCGTTACTGATTTTTAAGTACAATCATACAGACACTAGAAGCAAATTCATTTATAAATACTCCGACTTGGAGTTTTTTATGTTTTGGAACCATTGCTTAAGAAGTCCACATTGTAAGGGCATGATTGACTTTAAGTGTCGGCAGTTGGGAGACACACAAAATACGCTTGTGATAATCTATGAGTTTGGTTCACGTAAGCGGGGAAGCTTAAACACCATGCAGTCTGCTATCAATGAGAAGAATATTGACAGAGCATTTGACAGGCTTACTGAGATTCATAAGAACATGGTTTATTACTTCAAGCCTATTCACCAAGGTTCTGAGGACGCTAAGAGTGGTAAACTTGTATTTAAATACCCAATTGAGCTAAATACGCACAAGAGAATGCGAGACAAGGCTTCTAAAGGCGAAAGTTTAGTGGCGACATCGGCAGAAGATTATGAGTATCCTGAGTTAAACTCTCAATTCCATGTGGGAGTTACTAGAGCTAATGAGTTTGATGGAGCGACAGACTTAGGAAGGGTATATCTTGATGAGTTTGGGAAACCTAAGAGTGGTTTCTCTCCTTCTGAATGGCTTAGGGTTATGTTAGAGGCTATCTTCTCAAAGATTACAAATAAGAAGACAGGAATGATTATCATGACCTCTACGGTAGATGAAATTACTCCTGAGACTTTAGAGGAGTCTATAAACCTATACAGAGAATCAAATCCGAATAAGCTACTTTCAAATGGCTCAACAGTAAATGGGTTGTTTAGAATATTTAGGGGTGTAGTTGCTCGTGGAGAAGTAGATCATTGGGGTTTTCCTTTAACAGAAAAGATCTTAAAGGAGACTACGGAGATTTACAATGCCATGATGGAGTCCGGGAATATTAAAGGAGCTTTATCTTATATTCAAAAGAATCCTAGAACTATTGACGATGTATTTGTTTCTGTAAACAACCAATCACAGTTCCATACAGAGAATCTTATCAGGAGGCAGATGCAATTGGAAACAATGCAAATCAAACCTTATGTGAGAGGAAATTTGAAATGGAAAGACGGCAATAGAGATACGGAGGTGCTTTGGGAGCCAAATCAGAACGGAAGATGGGAAATATCTAGGCATCCTCATGATTACGGATTGACTAGCAATATGAGGACTGTTAATTTACATTCCAAAAAGCCTGCTAATAGCTATTATTTCTCTTGTGGTGTTGACCCTGTGGATCAAAAAAATACAGTAGGAAGCACAGAAGAAGTTTCTAAAGGGGCATTCTGTTTGGGAAGACGGTTCGATGAATATGTTCACAGTGGAGAGGCAAAGTATTATCAGTTTGACGATGAGATAAGAGGTATCCAAAAAGGTGACCCTATGGATTTAGGTTCTTATCACGAAACCAATAGGGCTATATGTACGTATATGGAACGTCCTACAGATACGGCAGACTTCTTTGAAGACCTGTTGATGACGCTTGTATATTACGGCTCGGATTATCTTCCTGAGAAGAATAAATCAGGGGCACTATTAACTTATATGGAACTTAGGGGTTATGGTGGATATTTGATGGAGAAACCAACGGCTATTAAGAATTATAAGGGACAGACGGAGCGTGATGGAGTAACGATGACAGAGAAGAGTGGTAACGCTATGTTTGACTATATCACTACTTACACTTGTAAATACGCTAATGCCTTAGATCATCCAACTTTAGTGAATCAATTGCTGACTATGAATATTAAAAACAAAGGGAAACGCGATTTAGGAGTTGCTTTTGGGTGGATGTTGTATGCTTTCAACAATAAAATAGTGAAGAAACCAATTGATAAAGAGGCAGAGTCTAAGAACATTTCTCATTGGGAGGAGAACTACGTATAACCCTGTATTTCATAATATGGGAAATAAATATCTATTTTTGAATAAAACATTACTCAGATGGCATATCTAAAACCCGAAGATTATAAAGGAACTACATCAAAGTTCACCTATCCCATAGAAACTGACCCTAACAAGAAGAAAGACGACTGTGACTACTACAAAGGTGTGTGTGACGCTATGATGTCAGACTATGCAAATGGTAACTTCTATACCTCTTTAGAGTTTCGCAACAACAGGAGTATTGAGGAGCTTAGAGCATATGCCAAAGGAAAGCAGGGTTCAGAGAAGATCAAGAAGTGGATTCTCGGCAATAAGAAAAAGAATGAAAGAGGCGAAGAGGGCTATGTAACTAAGCAGAATATATCATGGGATGTATATCAGAAGCTACCTCAGATGTTTGATCAGATGCGTTCTAAGAACATGTCCAATGAGTACGATGTACAGCTTTACTGTGTAGATGATGATAGTGTAGCTGCAAAAGATGCTACAGCCAATATGCTTAAGTTCATGATTGATGAGAACACACGGAAGTTTGCTGAAAGGGCAATGTTTAAGCCTAATGTAGAGCCAAATCCTGAGCAACTAGGGCTACAGAACGATGATGACGTGGATATGTACATGGACAATGGAGGCTTTACCTTAGAGTGGGAGATAGCGGCACAAGCGGCCTGCAATAAGACAAAGCTAGTCTCCAACTACAACATGCTTCAAGACGAGATATTTGACGACTTATTGATAAATCCAGAAGGTATAACAGGAGTTAAGGTAGAGATAGATAATTCTACGCTGACTCCGAAGATAAGAAAGGTAGATATTAGAAATGCCGTTATCCCTAACTCTAAAAGACCGGATTACTCAGATATAGTAAGAGGAGGCGAGATTAGGGAGATGACATTAGCAGATGTAAGGAAAGAGTGTCCTTGGATGACGGGTGCACAATTACGTAAGCTTGCTAAAGATTTTGCATGGATGAACCCTGACTATCAGAGCTACGCTAATAAGTACGGCTATTTCTCGACTATCTCCAACGACTATTCAAATGAGATGAACGGTTATGCTTCTGATCCTGTGAATAGGGTTAAGATTCTTGTAGCTGACTTTCAGTGGCTATCTGATGACATAGAGACAAGACTTAAAAATGAGTTCCCTAACGGTGGTGTGGTTTACAAAGAGGTTGATTTTGACTATCAACCTGACAAGAAATCTGTAGACAAGGGAGATAGGGTAATTAAGAAAAAGGTAATCCGTAAATACTTTGCTAAGTGGGTTATAGGCACAGATTGTTTCTTGGATAAAGGAATGGATACCAATAACGTTTATTATGGCGAGGAAGGCAATTTAACGCCTCGTATAGACTACTTCTTTGTAAAGACAGGTAATTCTTCCATGATCGAGAGATGTGTCGCTATAGCGGACGATATCAACCTAATTTTAATTAAACACAGAAACGCATGGGCAACACTTCCTGCCGCACCGGCAATGGCTATACAGAAACAGTTAGTAGAGAATGTTTTTTTAAATGGACAGAAACAATCTCCTATGGATTTGCTACAGGGGCTTATCGAGCGAGGTATATTCTATTATGATGCCTTAGATGATCATGGTGACCCTAAATACATTAATGGGGGACAGAAACCTATAGAGTTCATGGATGTCTCTAGGATGGCCGGAATGCTCACTGTATGCTCCAATGAGATGATGGTAAAGGTAAATGAGCTTAGGGAAGTGTTAGGACTACAGGGAGGTTCTGACGGAGGTGCTACAAGTCCTTATCAGGGCTTAGGACAGACAAGATTAGCTTTTGAAGCTGCGAACTCCTCTTTGATGCCTACGTTTAAGGCGTATCACTACTTATTCAAAGGGATGTTTGGTCATGTGATTAAGAAATGGCAGGTGGTAGCTAGTGGTAAGAAGACTAAGATAAGAGCAAACTCTTTAGGGGTTAAGAATATGAAAGTCCTTGAGTTGGGCAAGTCATTCTGTAATGCAGACTTCAACATTGGAATTAACATTGCCCCTAGTATAGAAGAGAAGCAGGCATTGTTGGGAGAGATAGCACAGCTCAAAGCTGAGAAACAGTTAAACCCTTCGGAATACTTGTTCTTATATGAGAAGATCATGGCAGGGAATATCCGGGAGGCTATGTATGTGCAGGCTAAGATTGACAAGAAGAAACAAATTCAGGAGCAGGATACACAGGCACAGATTCAGAAAGCGAATATGGAGGCTAATGTAGCGGCTACACAGGCTAAAGGCGAAGAGGATAGGGCTAACATTGTAATTAAGGCGCAACTTGACTCTAACCAAGCTATGCTAGTTGAATTGGCGAAGACCAATAGAGAGATGCTTAAGATATTGGCATCCCCTAAGAAAGAAGGAGAAGGAGGTGGTGGAGAAGGGATAGCGGCAACTACAGTCCAACAGAACAATCAAGACATAGCTATGCTATTGGCGGGGGAACAACAGGAGACTTCACAAGAAGAAGGTATGATTCAGGAGCAGCAAGGAATGGCACCAATGGAACAGCAAATGCCACCTCAATTGTAAGATTTGTATTTATAGAAATAAATAACATAAATTTGAACTAAAATAAAAGACTATGGCTGACGAAGCATTTGAAGCGTTAATGGCACAAGCAAACCAACAACAAACACAGGGTGATAATACTGAGATGGTAAACTCACAAGTGGGAGAAGGGTCTGCTGAAAACCAAGAGACTCAAACAACAGAGACCTCAACTTCTGAGATGGAAACGGGGGATCAAACCACTGAGACAGGCGCACAAAATACCGGAGACGGAACGGGTACTGAGACTAAAGAAGAGAACGCTTCTACAGCACCTGCGGTAGACTTCAACGAATGGGTAAAGAATGAAACAGGAGGACTATTTGAGACTGTAGATCAGTTTAAGGCTTCACTAGACAAATTTAAAGGATTTGACGAGCAAGCGGCTAAATTGACTGAGCTAGAGAAGAACCAACTGCCTGATGACGGATTTGTTAAGAAATTAGCAGAGATGCGTACATCGGGAGCAAGCAAGGATCAGATTTCGGCATTCATTAAGCTGAACAATGAGTATGATGACTTCAGTGAGATGGAGCCTAAAGATTTGAAGATTGCTAAGTTGGTTTTGATTGATGGTTATTCACAGGCGGTAGCACAACGCAAGGTTGAGAAGGAGTTCAACTTCTCCGACTATGAGGAAGGCACTGATGAACACCAAGACGCTTTGGAAGAGCTTCGTATTTCCTCTAAGGGGGACTTACAGGCTTTGGAAGGACATAAAGCAAAACTATCTACAGTAGAGAATAAAGCGGAGCAGGTAAAGCTAGAGAACATTGCATTACGGTCTGCACATGAGGCGAACGTTAAACAAACTGTTCCATCGTTACTAGGAGATTTCAAGGGCTTAGGAGCCTTAGATTTAAGCGGTAAGGTAGGAAAGGATGAAGTTACGTCTAACTTGTCTGTGGACTATGATGAAGAGTTTAGCAAGAACATTCCGAGTCTTTTAGAAGATTTCTTTAGCTAAGACATAGCCCCTAT